CAACTGTCCAAGCATTATACCATTCTATAAGAAGCTCTAATCTCTCATGGGTTTTATTAAGATCATCAAAACGTCCACACCAGGATGCCACGATCATATCACGTTCTATCTCGTTCTTGACCCTGCCGTTACCGTCATCCTTAATAACCTCCACTGGATTCTTATATACGTATATAGAACATAGTGATTCAGATGTAGTGGTCTTTCCTTCCCCAACAGGGTCCACAGAAGCATAGTACATACCAAATGGTGGATCTTTATGAGGTCTTTCGTAAATACACAGCACACCTTCCTTGTCTTCAGTCTTCTTGGATATAGGAAACTCCATAATAGGAATCTTCCTAGATGGTTTGTCTACTATTTTACCCTCAGCATTTCTAGAAAGTTCTAAGTATTCTACAGAATATTCTTTATCTTGGATACGTTGCATCTGTTTAGCAACTAAGTGTGGAGGGAACACACTCACTTTACGGGTAGCAAAAGCTTCTTCAATACAACGTGGTTGCTGAGACACTGTAAGTTGATAAGCTGCCGGATCTAAGTCCTTTTTCATCTTCTCAAACTCCTTCTCTAAAGCCTCTAAAGCTTCCTCCACTTTAGAGTTGCCCCACTGATCAATATAAGGGGGCATAGACCACTGTTCTGGAATAAATAGACCTGTGATACCAATTGTCCCGTCCTTGTCTATAAGGTCAGATTTGACCCCATAGAAGCCATTCTCTTCTGGGTGTAGTATATACTCCTTCATTGGCTCACACTGATCTAGATCACCGACTGATCCAGCTGCAATAAACTGACCAGTAATCATGTGACCAGATTTAAGTGCTGGCTTCATAAATCCATATGTGTCATCCATCTTAGGTGCAATACCTGCTTCCTCATGAAAGAAGTATGTTACAGGTCCACCGACACCATGTGTAGGGTCTTTCTCAAAGGAGTATAGGTTGATCGTAGATTTCAAACCTTTATAAGTGTCACGACCACCTATCCTCACCTTAATCTGTTGCTGCCACGCCCCGACTTTGTCAGGCTCAGCTGGACGATACCAGGCTGTGTGTTCATTTAAAAAGTTCTTATATTCATTAAGAAACTTCCATGAGCCTTTCTCGTTTATATAATCTTTTAAAGAAGCCCCTATCTTTAATACTGCTCCTTCTTCAAACCAATACTGGTTAAGTAGTTTAGCCATGTGGAAATAAGAGGAGGCTATCTGACGCTTCTTTAGAATAATAGCGTGCTTCCAATGTAATTCCGCAAGATGCTCATATAGAGCCATGTGATACTGAGCATCCCTTACCTTAGCAAAGTCAAACCTTTTTTCTTCTTTATCATAGATAGGAAGAAAGTTTAACCACATGTAATAGTCTCTAGTTACATACCATTTTTGATCACCGTCTTTTACAATAATACCATTACGGCATTTTGCTTTCTGATCATTCCAGTAGGCAATAAAATCTTTGGTTTTTACGGGAGCCGCACAATAATATCCTTGTTTCTGAAACTTACGACCCTCTTCGTTAAAGATCTTACTAGTTTCATTAAACTCGTACTTACCTGGCTCTTTAAAAATAGATAATAGGAAGTCTCTAAACTCTTCTCTTGTATAGAAGGTAGTTACATCCCATTGTCCATTCTCATATGTTGGTATTTCTCTAAACATTATTTGTTACCATCTACACTGGTTATCTTATTAATATGCTCAAGATTACCTTTACCTCTATGTAGTAAATACAACAGTGTATTTATGTCTTTACTACGTAGAATACCTTTTATTTCATAATTACTCCAATACCCATTGTATAAGTGTCTAGGAATAGCATTCCATAAACTAGTGTATGGGTTAAAATGAAAAACCCAATCTTGCATAAATTCATACTTTACATCCGATTGTTCCTCTACTGGAGAAAACTCCTTGATGTTTTCATAATCTGTGTAAACTTCTTGTTTCATAATATTATTATTTAATACTTTTAGGAAAGCAGAAGATGGGTGCGTGGACATCTACTTTTACAACTGGCATTTCTAACCGATCACTACTTCTTTAAGGTAGTTATTCCAGTTAACCTAAACTGCTGTAGAGGATGGAGTCGAACCACCAAGTGGACTTTAGGAACAGAACAGATGTGCACGTTAGTGGTCAACCCTTTATTCTGTCTTTATCAGTAGCTCCACACCCCCGAGACAGGAGGGCACGTCTGCCAATTTCGTCACTCTACAATACTAACTACTTGTTATACTCGTATTCTAGTATCTTACCAACAATATCACTACGATGATTTTCTTTTAGTTTGATCCACTTAATCTCTTCTATCTTTTTAGATAGTTCAATAGCATAGCTCAAACCTGTAACACTATGTTTAGTGTCTTGTTGTTCATTATCACCATTAATAATAATCTTTCCTGTCTTACCAAGTCTGGTTAGAATAGCTAACATCTCAGTTTTAGTGAGGTTCTGTGCTTCTTCTACAACAAGAATGTCATCAATTGTCTTACCACGTATAAACTGTACAGGATAAGCAATGATCTTCTCATCTTTTACCATAGTTTGGATCTTAATCTTATCAGCACACTTAACCAAGTTTTCTTGAAAAGCTTCTAAATAAGGATTAAACTTCTCATCTAGACTTCCTGGAAGAAATCCTAAAGAGTTACCTACCTCTATAGTGGCACGTGTTACAAAAATCTGGTCACACTGCTTCTTATTTAGGAAATCTAGTGCACTTAATGCACATACTAAGGATTTACCACTACCAGCTCTACCTGTAACTATTACAATCTGGTTTTCAATAATTAAACGTCTAGCATCTTTCTGTTCATCATTAAGAGTGACATGATATTTAATTTCTTGTTTACGTTCTCTGTTTGGCTCTCTCATGTTTTTACTATTGGTCATACGCTAAGTTTTGTCCCCCTCTTACTTGTGACTGTTGTTCTTCCATCAAGTCTCTATACACTCCCTTAAAAATTTGTCTAACAGAGTGAAATCTTTCTGCAATTCTAAGGATGGCTGTAGCAGATCCGTCTCTACCAGATGTTACTTTTTCTGTAGCCATAAAACCGGCCATGTTATCTAGTGCAATCTTAATACCCTGGTATGCTCTGTATGTAGGAGTTTCGTACATCTTCTTGCACATACGTAGTCCATTCACTACAAGATCATCTTCTGTAGAAAAGTCACCATCCACTTCTGCTAGAATAACTTCTTCTTTGTCCGTTTCTGGAATATCAAAGAAAGGATTTAAATCTGGGTTAGGACAAGTCATATAGAATAAGTATGTATAAACCTTTACAGATTCATCACCATACTCATCCATAATATCTTTTAAAAACTTTAATGTATAACAGTGTTCACTAGGAACCACTTTACCATTATGTATATCAAATAATCTTACCATTAGTTCCAATGTTTATTTTCTCTTTCAAAATAGAAAGTGAGGTCTTGTTTAGTGTCATCATAGTATTCTGCTACAACATCACTTTTAAATTTACTTCCAATATTTTCATACAAGGTAGTAGTAATTATATTACCACATAGTCTTTTATTAAGTAATTTTTTAAGCCAGGTGTATGTTCCTCCACGAATTACACCTGCTTCTACTAAAAGATAATTTAAATATGCTGTATCAGAAAACTTAAGCCAGTTATCAATATCCTGATCTGCTTTTCTTACATACTTATATACATCTTCATCTGGATAGGCTACATGTATAGGAAGTACATCACACATTTCACCATCTTTACTTAAGTTATGAGCTATATGCATAGCTACAGTGGCAGAATAATCTGGGCTAACCATAATAACAAGTGTATTAGCTGGAGTAATATCAGGATAAGTTTCTAAAATTTTTTCAGAAAGAGTATAGATTAAATTTCTTTCTTTAATCCTAGAAACAAATAAGGGTTTTCTCATTAGTGTTTAGCTTTTAGTTTATCTCTGTTATCTTCTAACCAGTGTAGTAAGTTAATCACTTCAGCTTTTAAATATGGAAGATCATATTGTACAATATCCTTTACTATAGGATCACCATTTGTATCAAGAGCGGTGATTGGGTTACCAAACTTATCTTTACCCACTTCTTCAAATACAATGTGATGAATAGTTAATATGCCGGGCTTAAGTCTTGGATTATGTTTTAGTATAATGTACATGTACAAGCTAAGCTGTAGAGCATAGTGGTTTACATTACAATCATCTAGATGAGCTACAGGTGAATTCATTTTAGTCACCTTACCCTCCCAGTTAGTAAAACCCTCAGTCTTAATTTCTTTGTTAGTCTTGTAATCTGTGATGTGTACTTCTCCACCAATCACTTCTACTAAGTCAGACTGACCACATAGTCCTGCAGATTTCAAATAAACCATGTGCTCAGGATATACACCATCTGTGAGCTTCTGGTTAGGAGAAAATTTAGTACCCTCAATCTCAATTGGTTTAAAAATAGGTACAGTGGATCCATGTCGTTCCATTGTTTCTAGTGAACATATATC